TTAGACCCCCCGTACCCTTAAAATAACATCAATTTCAAAAAGAAGGCTAAAGGTTGTTCTTGTTGTTGTTGTTGTTCGGCCTTCGAAACAAGAGCCATCCCCAGAAACACTAGCATAGCTAGCCCCGTAGCACCGCTACTCAATAGTCAGGAACCCTAGATATGGCACTTGAAACAGGCACATACATTAACTCCCTAGTCTCCTCAAACCCAGCCTCCACAGACGGCTTGGCGCAAGCTGACGACCACTTACGATTAATCAAGAGCACCCTTCTTTCCACGTTACCGAACGTCACTGGAGCAATCACGGCATCACACACAGAACTCAATGTTCTCGATGGTGTCACAGCGTCTACATCAGAGATCAATAAGCTAGACGGATTGACTGCCACGACAGCACAGATGAATACCCTAGCTGGAGGTGCGGCAGTGCCTACTGGTGGTATCATAATGTGGTCTGGGGCAGTCTCAGCGATCCCTTCTGGTTGGGTCTTATGTAATGGTTCCAACAGTACCCCAGACCTTCGTAATCGGTTTGTGGTGGGTGCTGGTTCATCCTATGGTGTCAACGCTACTGGTGGTTCTACTACAGACTCTATAACAACTAACAGTGCTGGCGGTCATAACCACGGCGGTAACACTGGTTCAACAGCAGTTACAATACCTAGAGATGGTTGGGGTAACAGTGGGTCAAATTTTGGGACGTCAGTATCAGGCAGACTAATCGCTGGTACAGGAGCTAATGAGATAAATGAGACACTAGAAAGCATAAAGCATGTTAGTGGCGACAGGTCTTTCTCCCATACCCACAGTATATCCACACAGGGCAACCACAACCATACGGCAACTGTAGACACAGTTCCCCCTTACTATGCCCTAGCATACATAATGAAAACATAAGAACGGAGTAAGTAGCCCATGACTAACCTCCCAATACGTGGGCTTGGGTCTGTTGGTGTCATTACAGACATTGACCCATACAGCCTACCCATCAATGCCTACACCAGAGCCAAGAACGTCAGGTTCAATGAAGCCAAGGTAACTAGAGCACCAATTTACAGGAGCATCTCAGGCAACCTATCAATTACTCCTAAGTTCATATACGGCATTGATGCCCTCACGGGTTTTGATACAGTCATAGTGGTGGATGATACCTTCGACATCTATGAGATGTCTAATGGCGTCCTAGCACAGAAGTTCAACAGTTCTTTGTCTGCATCCCCTATTACACCCGTGACAGCTACAATACTTGCAGACGTTCAGTATATCAACAGATCAAACACTGTGCCAGTACATAGAGTACCCAGCGCAACTAACTTTACTGCATTGACCAACTGGCCTAGTGGCGTAACCACGACAGCCATGAGATCATATGGTGACTTCTTACTTGCACTAGGCACAGTAGAGAGTGGTACGGACTTCCCTAACAGGGTTCGCTTTAGTGACCCCGTGTTAGCTAACCAAGTCCCTAGTACATGGGATGCCTCAGACCTTACCAACAGTGCTGGATTCAATGACCTAGTGCAAATGAAGACCCCCATAGTTGATGGTGCTACTTTAGGCTCCAACTTCCTTGTCTACTCACAAGACCAAGTGTGGATGATGGAGTTTGTCGGTGGTGCTTTTATCTTTAACTTTAGAAAACTATTCGACGATGCTGGGGTAATCAACCAGAACTGCATCCAAGAGGTTGAAGGTAAACACTATGTCTTCGATAGAGATGACATATACGTGACTGATGGTAACACCAGACAGTCTATATGTGACGGTAGAATCCGTGAGTATATCTTCAACGGCCTAGACAACTCAAAGACTGAACAGTGTTTTGTCTTACATAACTCCCTGCTTGAAGAGTTATACTTCTGTTACCACACGGGTGACGATATGGCTGTCTATGCAGAGGGTGACGCATGTAACCGAGCCGCTGTCTACAACTACAAAGAAGACATATGGTCATTCTATGATTTACCTAACGTAGTTGCAGGGGCACAAGCCAACGTAAACTCTGTGTCTACATACGCAGATGCAACGACTACCTACGACAACATAGGTGGATCGTACCACACCCAAGAAAGCCCATACCAAAGGCATCCACTTGTTCTAGCAAAAGCTGGAGATGGAGTAGCCAACAGTAAAGTCTACGGTATCGACTTGATTGAAAAAGGATCACTGTCGCAATCTATAGACACAGATGTATCCAAGCCGTTCTTCCTTGAACGCGTAGGTCTTGACCTTGATGACCAAGGTATACCCCTGACTGGCTATAAGATTATATCTAAGATTACACCACAGATTTCTACAGACAGTTCAGAAGGTAGCTTTGTCTTTACTTTTGGAGCCGCAGATTTACCACACGCCACCCCTAACTATGGGTCTGATGTAAGTTTTGATGCCCTATACAACTACAAAGTGGATACCCGTATGGCTGGCAGATACTTGTCGTACAAAATGACAGCTGGAGTAGACAAGGACTTCAACTTTACAGGTATGGATGTCGAGATCACTGTGACTGGTAGGAGATAACAATATGGCTATCTCAGATAAGATTAATATGCTGGTGTCTACTTACGTTAGACGCCAAGCACCAACACTATCTCCAGAGTTCTTAGCAAACTATTTGCAAGAGGAACTCAGAGAAATCGAAGCGTCTATAAAATCATTAGCAGACGCAAGTATCCAAGTAACCGACAGAGAACCTACCAACCCAAGAAAGGGCATGGTGCGTTATGCCGTATCACCTTGGGAACCAATAGGATCAGGCGTATCTAAACTTGTTGTCTACAACGGCACAGCGTGGATAGCTGTATAAAATAAAAGGAATATTATATGTGGGGCGCAATTATAGGTGCTGGAGCCAGCTTACTTGGCTCAAAGATGCAATCAAAATCTATGGACAAAGCAAATGCCGCAAAGATGGCGGCGTTTAACCAATACAAACCATACGTGGATAATAACTTATCTGGTTCTGAAGGTGCGTTAGGTGGTGTCTTAAACACTGGAGCCTACCAAGGACAAACATACGCCGCACCTAACCAGTTCCAGACAGGCACAGCTAATACTATGGGCGGCTATGGTACTAATATGATGAACAGTGGTAATGCCATGATGGGCAATACAGCTGGCTTTGGCAACAACGCCAACTCATTGTACGGACAGTATCAAGGGATGTCAGAAGCGGCACAGCAAGACCGCCTTGGCAACGCTATGAACTACGCATCAGCAAACTCTGGTGGTCTAGTAGACGCCGCAATGCGTGATGACCGTCGTAACCTACAAGAGAACACTTTGACTGGCATAGACATGGCGGCAATGGGTTCTGGTAACATGAACTCTAGTCGCGCTGGTGTAGCGGAAGCAGTAGCTAACCGAGCATATGACGACAGACGTGCTGATGTAGCTACAAACATCCAGAATAGTCTTATTGACCGTAGTCTAGGCCAACAGGCACAACAGTTCCGTGACCAAGGTTCTGCATTGCAAGGTGCTGGACAGGCAAACCAAAGCATCCAAAGTGCTTACGGTGTTGGTATGAATACTCTAGGACAAGGTGCTAACTTCGGTATGAACGCTGGTAACAGTTTACAAGGTTACAACCAAGCAAACCTTAATGACCAGAGGCAACGATTTGAAGACCAACGTGACTTTGAGATGAATCAGCGTAAAGGCTATCAATCAGGTATCTTGGGTAAGGCTCCAAACTCGTCTGGTAATGGCGTACAAGCTAACATGAATAATCCGTATGCCGCCGCACTAGGTGGTGGTATGGCTGGCTTTGGTTTTCAGCAAGAGTATTTCCCACAGCAAACACCGCAAACATCATTCTATAGGCCAACTGTAGGTGCAACAGCAAACCCACACATGAGATAAAGGAGGATTATAATGAGACAACCAGTTCTATCACAAAGCTACCCTAACTATAGTCCACCGATGCCTCCAGTGTTAAATACAGGTAACTCAAACAGCGTTATACAACAAAACATTGACAGCTTAAAAATTACTAATCCAGAAATATACGAAAAATACAAGAACGACCCAAAGACACTTGTGTATATGGCAAACTCTTTTTTAGAAGTAGCCAAAGACCCTGAAATGACGGCACTTGAAGAGTTAGAAGCACCTCGAAGAAATAATTTCTTAAAAGGTATACTTAGTGACCCAACTCGCGGCGAAGTTATAGACCAACAAAAAAAAGACGCTGAAGAGTTTGGTGAAGATTATGCACTAGACCAACGTGCTAAGTCTCTTGCCGCAGTAAGTCGGGCACAGAAAGACCCTACCACTACTCTTTTCGATGATGGTAATAAAGTCCCGTCTGCGTACACTGAACCTGTTCTTTACAACAACCCAGAAGAAAATGATTTTGGACAGTTAAGTAAAGCTAAAGAACCCGCGTTGCTGGCTGATTTTACGTCACCAATGCCTACAGGCGCACGTTTAGACCCTTACATGGACATACCAAAAGTAGGTCAGGATGATCCTATAGATGACATGGTAGCTGGTGAAAACCTATATCCATACACACCTACTCCAGATGGACACCACAGAATGCCAGATGGCTCCATTATGCCAGACTCTGAGATGCCTGTAGGTGCTCGTCTTGACCCTTACATGGAAATACCACAAACAGATGTACCAGAGGGCGTATTGAGTGCCAAAGGCGGTGCTGAACCTAAAGGTAATGGTATCTTAAATACTGATACTACATCTTCTAGTGACCGCAAAAGTAGTGCTGTGTCTTCTAATGCCCGTGGCTCTATGATGCCATTTGCTAAGATCAACAGAAACGAAGCACTTATGCGTATCGGTGGTGCTATAATCGGTGGTTCAGACCAAGGGTTCGCTGGTTCAGCAAGAGCCGCAACACAAGAGTTTGGCAACATCCAAGATGCTAACAGAGCCTCAGAGACAGCCGCATTTAACAAAGCAGAAGCAACAAGACTTGCTGAAGAACGTATAGCGGCGTTGAAGGCTAAAGGTAGTGGTAAATCATCTGACAAAGATAAAGAAACTTTTAATAACGTAAGTTCACAGCTGAACTCGTTTCAGTCTGGTTTAGATGCGATAGCACAAAGTAAAGCTGAAGGTGGAAACCTAACAGGTGTCGGTGGTATCTTTAAGTCATTTATTGACAACTATACTGGTAGTCCAGATGCGGCTAGACGACTGTT